TGGAAAGAGAAAGAAGAGGTCGAACATAAGTATCTAGGCGTCGCTACTATCCACTACGACGTAGTTAAGGCGGAAGTAATCCCTACTCAAGAAAATGCAACTAGCCACTAGTACTCGTATTTTAAGAAAGGTATCGGAGAAACAGTACGAGGCTCTTAATATACTTCGTAATAGCGTAGTAACCGAACTACTTTACGGAGGAGGTGGAGGAGGCGGTAAGTCTCGACTAGGTTGTATGTTCGCTATAGATATGTGCGTAGGCTATAAGGGTATCCGTTTCGCTATCGCTCGTAAGGAGTTAAAGAGACTAAAGGAAACTACTCTCCTTACACTCTTCGACCAACTACAACTAGACGGACTTAAGGACGGTAGAGACTACGTTTATAATCAGAATACGAATACTATACTCTTCCCTCAGACGAAGAGTATTATCTTTCTCTTAGAACTCGACCACTATCCGAGCGACCCTAACTACGACCGTCTAGGGTCTTACGAGTTTACGGCTACGTTCGTAGATGAGGCTCAGCAGGTAGAACAGAAAGGTAAGGATACTCTACGCTCTCGTATCCGTTATCGTCTTACGGAGAATAAACTTATCCCTAAGCAACTAATGACCTGTAACCCTAGTAAGAACTATCTCTACTCAGAGTTTTACCTACCTTATAAGCGAGGTACTCTTCCTTACGATAAGGCTTTCTTACAGTCTCTCGTTACGGATAATCCGTTTATAGATAGTACCTACGTCGATAACCTCCGTAGACAGCCTAAGGAGATTAAGGAGCGTCTCCTCTTCGGTAACTGGGAGTACGACGACGACCCTACGAAACTTATCGACTACGAGGCTATGCAGGATATATTCTCTAATATCGTTCCGGCTAGTACGGATAAGTATATCGTCTGCGACGTCGCTCGTATGGGTAGCGATAGTACGGTAATCTCTTACTGGGAGGGCTACGCCTGTAAGCGTATCGCTCGTTACTCGAAGATACGAACGGTACCTGACCCTAACGACCCTAGCGTACCTAGTACGGCCGGTATCATAAAACAATGGCGAGAGACCTACGCCGTACCGATAAGTAAGATAATCGTCGACGAGGACGGAGTAGGAGGAGGAGTTAAGGACTATCTAGGCTGTAAGGGTTTCGTTAACAACTCCGCACCGTTTAGAAAGGAGAACTATAATAACCTTAAAAGTCAGTGTTACTTCTTACTAGCGAAGAAGATAAACGCCGGAGAGATACGAGTAGATACTACTAACGAAAAGATTAAGGAAATGATAGTCGAGGAACTAGAACAGATCAAGCAATACGGAATGGATAAGGATAGTAAGTTAGCGGTACTCCCTAAGGATAAGGTTAAGGAACATCTCGGACGCTCTCCGGACTTCTCCGATACTTTAATGATGAGGATGTACTTCGAGTTCGCTAGTGTTCCTAAGATAATGTGGGCATAAAAAAGAGACCTCCGCTAAGAGGTCTCTTTCCCAAGCACTAGGCTTGTATCACGCATACGGTCGACGACATCTATATTATAAAACAAAACTTTACCGGTAGTCAAGAAAGTTGTGTATAAAAGTACTGTGCATAAACGTAGTCGAGCCTTTCTTGTGTTATACTTAAATTATAAAATAACTTTTTTATATGAATATATTTACACGCTTTATACAGTCGGTAGCGAAAGGAGTTAAGTCTCCTTTCGTACAGGTTTTAAGTAATCGTTACGGAGTAGGTCTTAGTTCCGGACTAACTCCTATAAAGGGTCTCGAAGAATATAAAAACTGGGTATACGCCTGTGTAAAAGTTCGTAGTAACGCCGTCGCTAATATCGACCTCTCTCTCGTAGACGCTAACGGAGAAGAGATAGAGAATAATCCTATCCTCGACCTCCTTAACCGTGTTAACCCTTATATGACTAAAAAGGACTTGCTCCGAGCGACGCAGTCTTTCTTAGACCTTAACGGTAATGCTTTCTGGTTTCTCGCTAGAGACGAGAACGGTAAGAAAGAGATAAAGGAGATTTACATAATGAGACCGGACAAGGTAAAAATTATTACCGATAAGACTAACCCTCTCGTAGTAGCCGGATATATCTTTAAGCAGGACGGAGGTAAGAACATACCTTTAGAGCCTAACGAAGTTCTCCACTTTAAGAACTTTAACCCTAACGCCGACTGGCCTTTCCCTCATTTAGGGACAGGAGTAGTAGAGGCGTCTCAGTGGGCTATCGCTACCGATAACGAAATCCGTAACTGGAACTATAAGTTTTTCAAGAACTCCGCACAACCGGACGGAATACTAGAAGTTACCGGAGACGGTGCTATGGCTACGGAAGAGTACCAACGCCTAAGAGCGGAATGGGACGCAGAGCATAAAGGAAGTAGTAACTCTCATAAGACCGCTATCCTTTCCGGAGGTATAACGTGGAAAGAGACTACTCGCTCTCAGACAGAAATGCAGTTCGCAGATCAGAAAATACTTAACCGAGACGAAATCCTCGCTATCTTCCAAGTACCTAAGACTATTCTAGGAGTAACGGATAGTGTTAACCGAGCGACCGCCGACGCCTCTATCTACGTCTTTAACCTCTTTACGGTTAAGGAACTTATGCAGAATATCGTAGACACTCTTAACGAGTTCCTACTTCCGGACTTCGACGAACAGGATAAGTACGAGTTCGTATTCGAAAGTCCTGTTAAGGAGGATAGACTAGAGACTATCGCCGAATATACCGCCGGTATAGATAAGTGGCTTACTAGAAACGAGATACGAGCGAGAGAGGGTCTACCTCCTACTACGGAGGGAGATACTATTATGGGAGGACTTAACCTCGTACCTATCGACACGTTACCTGCTCCTAAGAAAAAGAAGACTAACTCTAAGCCTATAGAAAAGGTAGATACTTCTAAAATGACTATCGCTGAAAAAGCCGTAGCTGAGTTCGTCGGTAAAATGCCTACTCGTAAGACCTATAAACATATCGGAGGACTTACTAAGGAGAACTATACTAGCGTCTGGAAAGCGAACTTAAACTCTAGCCGTAGCGAACTTACCAAGCGTATGAGGGCTTTCTTCGAGAAACAAGAAAAGGAGGTACTTAAAAATCTTAAGAACGAATACGCCGGACTAGAGGTTAAGGAATATAAACTTAAGGCTCTTAACGACGTACTCTTCGACGAGGAGAACGCTATTAAGACGAGCGTATCTCTTATTACTCCTTTCCTATCGGAGTATCTTAAACGAGCCGGAGAACAGGCTACTATCCTAGCCGGAGGAGATAGTTTCGACGCTACTAGTCCGGAAGTACAGGCCTTTATCTCTAAGAGAGCGTCTCTCTTCGGAGAAACTATAAACGATACTACTAAGACCGCTTTACTAGACAGTATCCAGTCAGGACTAGACGAGGGAGAAGACCTAGAGCAACTTTCGGCTAGAGTATCCGACGTATACGGTATCGCTCAGGGTAGCCGTACGGATATGATAGCGAGAACGGAGGCGTCAGCGTCTTCTAACGAGGGAGCAAAGATAGCCTATAAAGACGCCGGTATCCAACAATGGGAATGGCTAGTAGTAGACCCTCAGGACGAAGACTGTAAAGGTAACGAGGGACAGGTAGTAGAAATAGGAGCGACCTTTAAGGACGGCTCAGTACAGCCTCCAGACCCACACCCTAACTGCGAGTGTACGACCTTACCGGTATTCGAGGATAACTCTAACGACTAATCTATGATAGACGAAAAAGTACAAAAGAAAATACTTAAGGACGGACTACAGAACGAGGTACGTCCTTATATCGTCGCTCTTAAGAACGCCGTAGCGGAGGGAAACGAACTCCTTAGACAGATATACGATAAAGAGATACCGGAGGAAGAGCCGGTCGACTTTACTCCTGTAATAGAAAAACTTGATACCCTCGTAGAGGAGGTAAAAAAAAAAGAGGAGTACACCTACGAAATTAAAATTGACCCTGCTCTAAGGAAGAAACTAACCGGTAAGCAGGGTATACGAGGAGCGAGAGGTCTTAGAGGTTTACAGGGTAAAGCAGGTAAGGACGGTAAGTCCCCTACCCTAGATATAGAGAAGATTAAGAAGTCTATTACCCCTATAAAGGGTAAAGACTACTTCGACGGAGAAAGAGGGGAGAAAGGTAAGGACGGTACGGATATTACCGCTACGCAGATCAGAAATAAACTTGAAAGTCTTACCGGAAAGCAGAGGCTCTCGGCTAAGGCTATTAAGGGTATCGAGGAACTTATTAAGGGAGAGGTTACTAAGGCCTATAGAGGAGGTAGTAATATCGTAGGAGGAGGTAGCGGAGATACCGGAGGCGGTACCGGTACGTCTCCTAACTTCTCGGATAACGAAGTACCTAGCGGAACGATAAACGGCTCTAACGTTACTTTTACGTTATTGCACACTCCACTAACTGGAACATTACATTTATATTATAATGGACTTAGGCAGACGCCGACTAGCGACTACTCTATCGTAGGTAGCGTTATCACTCTAGTGTCCGCTCCGATACCTACGGACGTACTACTAGCAGATTATAAATACTAAAAATTAAACACTATAAATTATGTCAGTAACTAAAATAGACGGAACAAGACAAATCGCTCCGAATACAATAACTAACGCCTCTCAGAACTTCGGTACGCCGTCAGCGTCTACGGACGTAGCGATTAAGAGTTACGTCGACGGCCTTATACAGGGTCTCGATATTAAAGCGTCCGTTCGTGTAGCGACTACGGTAGCCGGAACTCTAGCGTCTTCTTTCGCTAACGGTAGCGTAGTAGACGGAGTTACTCTCGTAACCGGAGACCGTATCCTTATAAAAAACCAAGCGACCGTCTCGGAGAACGGTATCTATACCGTTAACGTATCCGGAGCACCGACTAGAGCAACCGACGCCGACACTTCGGCTAAAGTAACCGCAGGTATGTACTGTTTCGTAGCGGAGGGAACTACTCTCGCTGATACCGGCTGGGTCTGTACTACTAACGACGCTATCGTACTTAATACGACGGCTCTTTCTTTCTCTCAGTTCTCCTCAGCAGGAGCAGGACTTTCGGCTACTAACTTCGTTAAAAAGGAAACTCCGTCCGGAACGGTTAACGGCTCTAACACTACATTTACTCTCGCTAACACTCCTACTGCCGGAACGGAAGAAGTTTATCTTAACGGTATTCTCCAAGAGGCCGGAGCCGGAAACGACTACACTATCTCCGGTGCTACTATTACCTACTTAACCGCTCCTATCTCCGGAGATAAGATAAGAGTTTCTTATATGAAGTAATATGGCTAAGACCGAAGTACGAGGCGGACAAGTTAAAGACGCTACACTTACGGAGGCAGATTTATTTTTCGCCGACGTAACGACGCTAGACGTATCGACCGCTCAACACGGTCTCTTTCCTAAACTCCCTACTCCTACCGGTAAGTTCCTAAGAGACGACTTAACGTGGCAGACGCCACCAGGGGGAGGCGGAGGACTTACTCAACAGGAAGTACTAGGGAGACTTTCATTTAGAGTGTAAAATATATATATATGATATTACTAAAAGCAACTACAGAAACTTTAGAGATACTAACTAGTCAAGCGGTTTCGATAGACTACTCTATCGCCTACGTCGATATAACTACTACGACGTTCGCTCCGTCTACTAACGAGGGAAATATCTCTACCGCTACTACTACGACCGTCCTCTCGGCTCCGTCTGCCTCTACTCAACGGCAAGTAAAACTTATTACCGTTAGAAACCGTAGCACGACGACGGCTCAACAAGTAACCTTTAAGAAAGATATATCAGCGACGGAGTATTATATTACTCCTACTTTTACTCTCTCCGCCGGAGATACTTTACAGTATATCGACAGTCAAGGTTGGAAAGTTTTTGATGTTAACGGAGTAGAGAAAGTTAGTGCTACTACTTTCGCTGGATATAAAGGAATAACAAAGTCTTTTTATAAAGTAGGTACAGCGTCGGAGGCAATAGGAAACTATTACTGTTATTCTAAAGATACCGGAAACCCAGGGGCGTGGGTTATCGGAACACCAGGCCTCGCCGGAAGAACTACGGACGGTACTACTACTACCGACGCCGGTTGTATCCCTTATACTAATCCGGTTACAGGAAGTAACTACCTTACTAAGTTTAGTGGAGCGACTTCGGTAGCGACCCATTTATTCTTACGAGATATTTTATGGGTAAACTCCGGTCTAGTAGTTACTACTACGACAGCTCAAACGATAAACTCTGTTGCGTTTCCTGCGAGAGACGATAACGGCTCTACTAACGGCGAGGGAGTATATATCGGACTTCTCGTTACTACCGCTACCACGAACGCTGCACTTAACTCTACTATGACCGTAAGCTACACGAATAGCGACGGTACCGCCGGTAGAACGGCGACCGTAGGTACGGCTATAGATAGCTTTCCGGCTACGGCGGTTATAGGTACGTTCGTACCGTTTAAGTTACAAGCCGGAGATAGAGGAGTTCGAAGTATACAGACTATTACTCTAGCCGTATCGCTAACGGCCGGAGCGGTATCTCTTATCGCTTATCGAGATATAGATAGTCAGCCTATGATACTAGCGAACGTAGGAACTCCGTCCGGAGTTCCTATCCAAAACCCAGGGGTAAAGCTATATAACGGTAGCTGTATCTTTCCTTTTTCTCTAGCGTCTGCTACTACGCTAAATGTTATTACCGGTACCCTTAATATAATGGAAAGATGATAGTAACTTATAAAGTACAATGCGAAGACTGTAAAGAGGTACTAGCCGTAGAGCAGATCTTCGAAGACGCTACTCTTATACAGACTTTACATAAACACTCGCTAGGACATACTAACGTAATTTTACAAGAAGAATAATATGACTAAAATATACGAAGACTTAATTATATCGGAGATAAAGAGTATGAAAGAACTCTTTGACGTTAAAATGAATAACCTCGAAGAAAATCTCTCGACTAAAATAAAAAACGTAGACGATAATCTTAATAAGGTATCGGAAGAAGTTAAAGGCGTATCTCTACGAGTAACAGTTATAGAGTTATGGAGAGCTAACTCTCTAGGGCGTATTACAGTTATTACCACACTTATAGGTATATTTATCTCTCTACTCGTAGCGTGGCTTACTAACTTTTTCAAACACTAATTATGAACTTTAAGCAATCTCCAAACTTTGCAAAGGGTACTAGTAAAAAACTAGGTTTCGTCCTACACGGTACTCTAGGTAGCTACGCCGGAGCGGTAGAGTGGCTCCTTAAAGGAGATAGACCTAACCCTAGCTCCGCTCATTATATTATCGGAAAGAAAGATGGGGAGGTTATACAGTTAGTTAAGAACGAAGACGTAGCGTGGCATTGTGGAACTGTACGAAACCCCCTACCGAGAGCAGATCAGTTTCTTAAGAAAGACCCTACGACCGGTAAGTACATTAACCCTAACCAGTATCTTATCGGTATAGAGTTCGTGTGGTTTCCGGAGGACGGTGCTACACTTACGGAGTGGCAGTATAAAACTGCTCTTGAAATAATTAAGAACTCCGGTATCCCTAATCCTATACTCGTAGACCACCATAGCGTATGCGATTATAAGACCGACGATATTTACTTCGGAGTACTCGAACTTACTAAGCGTCTAACTCTTAGTCAGACCGGAATAGTTCGACCTACTCATACTTTCAGTACTCCCCTCCCCTACGGTACTAGGTCTTCTGATGTAGTTTTTCTACAGCAAATCCTTATTTATGAGGGACTACTCACTAGGGGAGGGGACAACGGAACGTACGACGACGCTACCGCTAAGGCCGTTAAACTTTTACAACTAAAACACTCTATCGCTAGTCCGACGGAGATAGAGAAGTTAAACGGACAGCGAGTAGGAGCATTAACAATTAACTACCTTAATAAAACTTATGGACACTAAACATTTTATATACTCAAAGACTTTATGGTTGGCTATCCTCTTAGGAGCGATAGGTATTTTACAGGCTATCCCTACCGACGCTCTTCCTCCTAAGGTAGCCGGAACAATACAAGGTATCCTTTCGATACTCTTAATCATTAACCGTGTCGTAAGTACTCCGACTACTTTAACGACTACGAAAGCGACCGACTTTAACGGTTAACATTATCCACAATAAACAGACACTTTTACAAAAGCGTGATATTATTACTATATGAATACTAAAAGTTATTTACTCGGTGGCGTAGAAAAAAAAGCAGGTACTAACGGAGAAGATGTCTTTACGATTATCGCCTCTACTTCTGCTATCGACCGACAGGGAGATAGTGTAGACCAGACAGGGTGGGAACTAAAGAACTTCAATAAAAATCCGGTACTCCTCTGGGCACACGACTACTCTGCTCTTCCTATCGGTAAAGTAGTATCCGCTCAAGTTGTAAAAGGTAAGTTAGTCGCCGACTTTATCTTCGCTACGGCGGAGGCTAATCCGGTAGCACAACAGATCAAGAAACTTTACGAAGAGGGTATCGTTAACGCTAGTAGTGTAGGCTTTATCCCACTCGAAAGAGAGGGTAACATTATCACTAGAGCGGAGTTACTCGAACTCTCTCTCGTTCCGGTACCGGCTAACCAAGAGGCTCTTCGCCTAGCCGTTAGTAAAGGTTTCGACGCCGACTTTATTAAGACGGTAGAAGACGTTATCGAAAAGGGAGCCGTTGCACAAGAATTAAACGCAGAGGAAGTTATGGAGGCTAAGTACGAGAAGTACTCGGAGGTAATGGACGTCGTACACGCTTTCGCTTGTGTCTTCTTCGACGAGAACACTCCGGTAGAAGACTTCCAGAAATTACTTACCGAAACCGTAGACCTATTACAGCAGGTAGCGGACGGAGTAGAGGTAGAGCCTAGCGAAACTAAAATCGCTAAGACATTACTTTCCGGAGAGGCTAAAGGTTTCCTTACTCCTAAGGAGAAAGCAGGAGCCGTTCTCTCTAAGAAGTCTCTCGAACTTATCGGTAAGGCTATCGAGAGTATGACTAACGGCTGTACTCATCTTAACGACCTAGTCGCTAGTGCGTCTAAGGAAGATAAGGCGGTAGAGGAAGTAGTTGAAGTAAAAGAAACTCCTACGGAGGCGGTCGAAAAGGCCGGTAGCGTAGAGACTGTTACTTTAGACGTAAACGAGGTTATGAAAGACGTACAGGCCTTACTCCGTAATAACGATAAGAGTAACGAGGTAGTACTAGGTATCGTAAACCGTTTTATCAAGAGTAAGGAGGGCGTAAAAGCCGAATAGTTTTTTATTAAGTTTAATTTAATCAGATAATTTTATGTCAGAAACAATTACAATGACTAAGGACGAACTTACAAAGTTGATGTCCGAAGTTGCAGAAAAGTCGTCAGCAGACGCAGTAGCAAAGGCTCTTGAGGGAGTATCTAAGGCTACTAATAAGTTCGCTTATAAAGGCTCAGCACAAGAACTCGGCCAAGATGGTCTTAACGCTCTCGAAAGTAAGCAAAAGACTGCTAAGTTCTTCTCAGCTCTTTATAACAAGGATATTGGGTCTCTCGCTATGTTTAAGGCTCTCTCTGAGGGTACTAACGCTAACGGAGGTTTCCTAGTTCCGGAAGAGTTCGCAGCAGAAGTTAACCGTGTCGTAGAAGACTTCGGACTTATTGCAAAACTTGCTCGTAAGTTCCCTATGAATACAGATACTCTAAACGTTCCACGTCTAGCGTCTTCTGTTACTATCTACTACCCTGGTGAAGCAACCGCAGGTACAGGCTCACAGCCAGTATTCGAAAACGTACAGCTATTAAGTAAGACTGCCGTAGGTATTACTCCTATGTCTAACGAACTTCTAGCGGACGCTAACGTTTCTGTCGTAGACCTCCTTACGGAACTCTTCGCTGAGGCTATCGCCGGAGAACTTGATAAGCAAGGTCTCGTAGGTAGTGGTGCTCCTTTTACTGGCGTTCTCTCTGATACTGGAGTTACTATCGTAACTGCAGCAACAGGTAACAGTACTTTCACACTTTGTTCTACACCGGACAATATGAGAGACCTTATCTCTAACGTTAAGCCTTGGGCTTTGCAAGGAGCAGGTTTCGTTATGCACCGTACTATCTGGGCTTTCCTACAAAAGGCTAAGGCGTCTACTTCGGGAGACTACTTCGGTTCTGCTGTAAACCCTGTACTTTCTGCTAACGCTAACCAAGACTTCCCTACAGCTCAGGCCGGAACTCTTTGGGGTTATCCTGTTTACTTGTCAGATAAAATGCCAAGTACTACAGCTATCTCTACTAAGTACGTTATCTTCGGAAACCTTAAGCACATCTATGTAGGTATGCGTCAGGAAATGGGGGTATCGGTATCTAGTGAGGGAGTTATCGGAGGTGTTTCACTCTTCGAAACTAACCAGTCAGCCGTACGAGTTATTACTCGCCACGCTGTTGCCGTAGGTCTTCCTACAGCATTCGCTGTCCTCAAGACTTCTGCGTCATAATCGTAGAGCGTTTATAGGGAGTGTATCGTATCTAATATGATACACTTCTTATTAAGCGAACTAACAACGCTTTAATAATTTTAATATCCACATTTTATGAAGAAAGCACTATATACAATCGTTAGCGAGGGAATTACTTACGAGAAAGGAGGTATCTACTCGGACGAAGAAGTTAAGCACTTAGACCCTACAGACTTCGAAGACACAGACGAGACCTCTACCGTAGTAGCAGATCAGAAACTCGAAGAAGTTAAAGACCTCGATACAGAGGATAAGAAAGAAGAAGAAATCGTCGACGATAACAAAGGAGACGCAGAAGTCCTAGAATAATAAAACCCTATGAGTACACTCGCTAATGCACTAACCACAAAAGAAAAAGTAAAAAGTTACCTATCTCTAAGTGGGAGTACTAACGACGTACTTATAGATATGCTTATCGACCAAGCGACCGCTTTTATCGAGAACTACTGCGGTGGTCGTAAGTTTCTCTCTCAGTCTTATACGGACGTCGTAGATACGAAAGGAGGAGATAAACTCTTCTTCGAGAACTATCCGGTAACGGCTCTTACTAGCGTAAAGTACCGCTCCGGTACTCCTAGTAGTCCTATCTGGAATGTCTATAACGTCGATACTTACTTACTCTACTCTAAGGCAGGGTATGTTAAGTTTTTCGGACAACTTCCGGTCTCTTCTCAAGGTATACAGTTAGTCTATACCGCCGGTTACTTAATCGACTTTACGCAGGAAACTAACCCTACTTTCCATACGCTCCCTAACGACCTATCTATGGCGTGTACTATGTTCGTAGCGTCTCTCTTCCAGAATAGACAGGCTCAGGGTATCTCCCAGTTACGAACGGAGGGACAGGAGGTACGTTATAAAGACCTATCCGAAGAGTTACCGCCTAGTGTTAAGACTATCCTAAGCCAGTACCAGACGTTTAGGTACGCCGTCTAATACTATGCTTTACTTTACTTCTAACAACGCTATATCCCTAGTAAAACGTCAAGTATATACAGGGAATAAGTCTACTCTTACGACCGTAGGTACTAATCTTACCGGTTATCTTCGTCCTCTATCGGAGGAACAGTCTAGCCTTAACGGTATGCAGTTCGGACAGGGCTTTCAACTTATAACCGAAGTAGGCGTCGATATTCGTACCGGAGATAACCTAACTATCGACGGCGTCGCTTACTCCGTTCGAGGTACCGCTATCCATAATCGAGGGGGAATTACCGCTCATAATAAATATCTCCTAGTACTAGGATAAAAACTATGTCTTTAACGCTTAACGTATCCGGCCTAGATAAACTTACGAGTATGCTAGAACAGGCTCCGGAGGTGGCGATTAAACACGCTAACGCCTCTATCGTCGCTATCGTTAACCTAGTAGAGGTAAACGTCAAGAAAGAGGCTCCTATAGATACTAAGAAACTCCATAACCGTTGGACTAAAGCCTTTAAGCCGTTAGAGGGAACGCTTACCTCTCAAATGCCGTACGCCGGAGCGGTACAGTTCGGAACTCCTCCTCATAAGGTCTCTATCGAAGAGATAACCCCTTGGGCTGAGAGAAAAGGTATACCTCCGTTCTTAGTCGCTCGTAGTATCGCTAAGAAAGGTACTAAGGCTAATCCGTTCTTTACGAGAGGACTAGATAATAGTGTGGAACGTGCAAATATAATTATAAAAGGTACAATAAATAATATAGTCAACGAACTAACTAATAAATAATCTATGTCTACTTACGACCCCTCCGCTATACGTTCGCAGATCAAGACGCTACTACAGACAGTTAGCGAGGTAGCAGTAGTCTACGACTATCGAGCCGTCTCCCTATCCGGCTATCCGGCTATTATCTTCGACCTTACTAACGAGGACGGTACTATGCTAGACGACGCTAATAACCTCCGAGTACTTACCTTTACGATATGGATAGTCTGCGAGTTACCGGTAAAAGGGGAAGACCTAGCGAAAACTATCCTCGATAATACGACTAAGTCCGTTATAAACGTCCTAGAACTTAAGGCTAACGATACCCTATCCGGTACCGTCGACTGGATAATGCCGGTTATGGGTACACGTCAGGAAGTAGCAACTCCGGAGGGAAACTCTATCTATCAGGAAATTAAACTTAGATGTAACGTAGCCTCCACAATCCTATAGTTGCCTTTAACAATTTAGTGTTATAATAAATATATGCTAGAACAAGCACCAGTTAACAAAATGCAAAAGAAAGATACCGCAAAGGTAGAAGTACCTTTGTTATCGTTCTTTTACCCAGATTATCAAATTACTATTAACGCTCCTACTCAGGCGGAGGCGGATATTAAACTCGCTGAAACCTTAAAGGATAAATAACTTTTATGTCATTACAAATCGGAAGAAAAATAAGTTTAGGTATTGGAAAGGAAACCGTAAGAGGTACTGCGGTTGCAGCAACATATTGGTTGCCTAAAACAGACCTCACTATCGACGATAAGGTTAACGTCGTTAAGGACGAAAGTTCTGTCGGTGTTATCGAAAGTGGACAGGGGCAGGACGTAGTAAGTAAGTATGCGGAGGGAAGTATCTCCGGTCGTGTTAACGATACTACACTAGGGCTTGTTCTCCTCTCTCTCTTCGGTACCGATACTCCTACGCTCGTAGAAACTACTGCGTACGACCACGTCTTTACAGTTCTCGAAACAGCACAGCACCCTACCCTTACGTTCTGTCTCGCAGGGCCATCGGAAAGTACCGGCTATCGTTACGCTCTAGGTATGGTAGATAGTCTCGAACTTACTTTCGAAGTAAACAAGTACTCTACTTATAAGGCAGGTTTCCGTGCTAACGTCTCAGCGTCCGGTGCTAACACCGTATCGTTCGCTACTAGCGAAAACGCTTTCCTCCCTCAGCAAATGTCGGTTAAAATTGCTACTAACCTCGCCGGTCTTGGTGCAGCGTCCGCAATAAATACTCGTAAGGCTAGTCTTTCTATTAAGGCTAACGTAGACGAAGACTGGACTATCGGAAACCTATCTCCTGTAGACCGTGTTAACAAGGCTTTCGAAGTCGAGGGAACTATCGAAATCGTTTACGCAGATCATACTTATATCGACATTATGACTGCCGATACTCCTAAGGCTCTTCGCTTTATCGGTATTATGACCGGTACTACTATCGGAGCGTCTTCTAACCCTACTATTACTATCGACCTCGCTAAGGTTAAGTTAACCGAAGTCGCTCGTAAGATAAGTAACGACGACGTAGTTACTCAGACACTTAAGTTTAAGGCGTTCTACTCTCTAGCGGACGCTAAAATGATAACCGCTACACTTCGTAATATCGTAGCGACTGCCTACTAATCTATGAGACCTACTTTTACTTTTACTTTACCTAACGGAGACGTAGCGACCCTTAATACTTATATCTCTTTCGGAGAACATAACGCTCTTAACTATATTAAGAACAAGGATTTAAGCGTAGCGGATAAAGATAAAGAACTCTCGGAGGCTATCGTTAAAACGGTAATCGTCTCGGTTACTACTAAGGACGGAGTAGCCGTTCCTAACGTTCTCGAATACGTCTCCGGTCTTCCTTTCGACGACGGAGCGACCTTGTTTATCAAGGCGTGTGAAGTTTCTAGTGGAAAAAAAACTCTAGCCTAGAGGACGAGATAGGAGACTTCGAATACGACTATAAGACGTTCCTCGCCGGAAGTAACAAGTCTCCTAACGAAGACGTGTTTATGTTGGTAGTGTGCGAAAAAATGGGTTGGACGTACGAGGAGTACTTATCTCAGCCGGTATGGTTTGTCGATAAGTTACTCGCTAAATGGGGAGCTGAGAACGAAATCAAAAATCTATAACTATGTCCGATAACCAAAACTTACAATTTACAATAAAGGCAGTCGACGAGGCTAGTAAAAACCTAGAGCAGGTTAAGAGTTCCCTAAAGACTATGGGAGACCAAGTCGACGGAACTAAAAAGCAACTCGACGACTTCGGTAACGCTCAGGGTAAGGCTAAAGGAAGTACCGAAAGTATGGCTACTTCTGTCTTTAAGGGACAGTTAGCATTTGAGGCATTTAAGAAAGGACTAGAGTTAGCCGTCGACTTTACTAAAGAAAGTGTCGAGGCGTATATCGAGGCGGATAAGAAGATGAACTTAGTTAAGGCTACTCTCGAAAGTACCGGACTTAGTTACGCTAAGGTAGGAGGACAGGTAGAAGAGTTTGCAAGTAAAATGGCGAGACTAGGAGTAGACGACGAAGACGTCGCTCTCTCTATGGCTAAGTTAACGAAGATAGCCGGAGGAGATTTAAGTAAGGGAATGCAACTTGCAAAAATGGCCTCTGATCTGACCGCCTCCGGTTTTGGTACGCTAGAAAGTAATACCGATAACCTCGCTAAGGTAATGACCGGAAAAGGACAGAGAGCCTTAATGGAGTACAAGATACAATTAGACGCTAACGCAACGACAGCCGAACAACTTAACGCTATACAGCAAAAAGTTACAATGACTACCGAGCAATATGCCGAGACTACGTCCGGTAAAATCGCTACGGTTAAAGTCGCTTTTGATAATCTAAAAGAAAGTGTCGGAGAGGGTTTCGTTTCCGCTATAGCCGGAGCGATAGACGACGGTACTCAGTTTAACGACGTCGTAGACGCTATCGACGGCTCCGCTAAGGTACTTAAAGTTACGGTATACGAAGTAGCGGAGGGCTTTATCTTCTTAGGTAAGTCCGTTAAGGCTACCTACGATAGTATGTCGGTAACGGCTAATGCCTTAGTAGACGTCTTTAGCGATTGGTCTTTCGAAGGAACGAGTAAGGCGATTAAGAAAGTACAGACCGATAGCGACGGTCTTACTTCGACGTTTAATAAGATGTCCTCTCCGTTAGAGAGTATGGCGAAAAGTGCTGAGACTGCCTCTAAGGTATTCGAGAAAACTCATAAGTCCGGCGTCGATATGGGTAGCGGTATAGCGAACGCTAATAAGGGAGCGGAGACAGCGTTAGTTAAACACGCCGACGTCGTTAAGAAGTTAGGAGACGTTTATAATAAATTAAAGAGCGATACTACTACCGACCTCGCTAATATGACGAGCGAGTTCTTACAGAAGATGTCAGATATGTCCGTAAGTATAGACAAAGTTAAGAAGTCTATAAACGATTTAAGTAGAGCGTATAATCAACAGGCTACCTCCGATACTCAGAGCGTCGCCGATAAAATCGTCGAGAGCGAGAATAAGATAGCCGACTTAAAATCTCAGGTACTCGCCGAGACCGACGTTAAGCGTAAGGCCGACCTACAGAAACAGTTAGAGGACGAACAGAAGAACTACGATAGTAGTAAGGAGTTCGCTAAGAACAACGCCGGAGCGATAACGGAGGCTAAGAGACGAGCCGGTCTTACCGACTTACAGCGTACTATCGAGGACTATAATACTCGTAGAGCGTTAGCGACACAGGAGTATACCGAGAAACTCGCCGACCTACAGAACGAACTTAACGCACAACTTAACAAACAGGCTCAGGAGTTTAATCTCTATAACCAGAAAGTAGCGAAGATAACCGAGATAGAAAAAGCCGGTACCGACGAGTATATTAAGCAGAGTAATAATCGTCTCGCTCAGACTACCGACGAAGTTAACCGCTCTATCGCTCTATACCAAGCCTTAGCCTCTGCTATCGCTAGTGTTAAGTCTGCCTCCGCTATGGGAGTATCTACGGTATCCGTACCGGTAGCCGGAAAGAGAGCGACCGGCGGATCTGTTTCCGGAGGTAGTACTTATCTCGTAGGAGAGCGAGGGCCAGAAATCTTTACCGCTAGTCAGAACGGTAATATCGTACCTAACAGTCAGCTAGGAGTAGGTACAGGGAATATCGTAATCAACATTACCGGAACGTTCTTATCCGACGACGCCGGAAGAAAGTTAGGCGACCAGATTATCTCTCGCTTTAAGACTATGTCTCGAATAGGATTATAATACTCTATGTCTATACTACTAAAAATAAACTCAGTAGATAAAACAAGTCTTGTCGACTGGCAGAGCCTAGAGAAACAACAGGTCTCTAGTAAGGAGCCGGATACTCTTAACTTCGATATAGTAAACTATCCTGCTAAGACTTATAGACCGGTACTAGGAGACGACGTTAAGTTATACGATACGGACGGTACTACGCTTATCTTCGGCGGTACGGTTATAAATACAGAGGAACGTATGGACGGCCTCGTAAAAAGGCTTAACGTACAGTGTAAAGATTATACGCATACTCTCGACCGTAATCTCGTTACGAAGAACTATACCGGACAGACCGTAGCGTATATCGTAAGTAATCTCCTTAGTACCTACGCCTCCGGATTTACGAGTACCTCGACTACCGATACGACGGTTATAACGGCGATAACGTTTAACTATCTTCCTATAAGTGAGTGTCTAAAAAAACTAGCGAATATGCTAGGTAATTATTCGTGGTACGTCGACTATACTAAGGACGTCCACTTCTACGCTAACTCGACTATCTCCGCTCCGTTTAACCTAACCGATACCTCCGCTAACTACGTCTGGGGGTCTTTAGTGTTTCGCTCTGATATATCTCAGTTACGAAACCATATCATACTTCGAGGAGGTACTACTACCGGTACCGAATATACAGATCAGAAAATAGCCGACGGACAGCAAAATACTTTTTTCGTAGGATACGACCTCGTAAGTTACGACTTTTATAAACGACAGGCGACGCCTCCTACCGCTACCTTTACCGTAACTATTGCGTCCCCTGCCGTGTTTACTAAGGTCGCTCACGGTCTCTCGGTAGGTACTATCCTTACGTTTACGACTACCGGAGCCTTACCTACCGGCTTATCTATCGCTACGAACTACTTTATCGTATCTACTCCTACGGCCGATACCTTTACCGTATCTACGACGAGAGGAGGGACGGCGGTTACTACGTCCGGTACTCAGTCCGGAACTCATACCTATACGGTAGCGTATAAGGTACTTACGAACGGTCTCGACGGAGTAGTAGACCCTACTACGGTAGACGTCGTCTACTTCCCTAGTACCGGTCTTATCCGTTTCGCTAATAGTAATACTCCGGCGGTTAACGACGTTGTACGTTGGACTGGTACTCCTACCTACCCTCTTATCGCTCAGAAATTGAACTTAGGTAGTATCGCTACGTTCGGTACTTACCAGTACGTTATAGTTGACGCTAATATAACCTCTACGGCTTCCGCTAATCAGCGTCTTACTTCGGAACTCGCTAGGTGGAGCGGACAAATAGACGGAGGTAGTTTCGATACTACTACCGGAGGTCTCGTAGCCGGAGCGACTATCTCTATAAACTCTACTCTTAGAAGTATTAACCAGAACTTTAAGATAGACCGTATTACTACAAAGTTAAAAACCCCTACCGCTTTTATCTATAGCGTAGAAATCGTTACTACCGATAACGTAACTATGCAGGACGTACTTAATAAACTTCTCGTAACTAACGTATCGGATAATATAGATATAGCGACGAACGAAGTACTACAGGTACTCTACTCTTCTACCGAGACCGTTACTTTCTCCGAGAGTGTTTCTTTTAGTACGGCTAGTAATCCTCAGTCCGAGACGGCTACTATGGGAGAAAGTGCTACAGTACAAAGTTTGAACTACGCCGTAGAGTTCGTAGTAGGAGAGTATGCTCCTAGCGGTTTTAAGAGGCAGTTCCTTTTAGACGCCTCTCCTGTCGGATAATGTGGATATTAAAAAAGTGTTATACTAAAATTATGCAAAAAGATAATCTAAAAATGTACGGTGTCTATAAGTTTACTCTCCGAGATATACACACCGGAGAGGTTATCGTTAAGAAATATAAAAACCTTATCCCTACCGCCGGACGTTCTGCTATCGCTAGTTGGCTAACTGCCTCTTCTCCGTCTCCTGCGTCTATGCGTCTTAACTATACCGCTCTAGGAACAGGAGCAACGGCTCCGGCTAACGGAGACGTACAGCTACAGACAGAGACGTATCGTAAGGCTATCGCCTCAGCGACTAACGCCTCTAACGTAGCCTACGCTACTGCTTTCTATACCGCTCCGGAAGTATCCGGAACTTTTACAGAGGCCGGTATTTTTATGAACGCTACCGGTACCGCTAATAGTGGTACGCTCTTTAGTAGAGTAGCGGTATCTATTACTAAAAGTACAAGTCAGTCATTAACTATCGACTATACTATAACTATCTCTTAATATGTCTCTTAAAAATAATAGTAATAAATATGTAGCAGGAGATAAAGTACTAGCCGTCGACCTAAACGAAACGCTAGGCTCTCTCGCTTTCGTAGGTTTCGGAAACGGCTCCGACGGAGACGCTACTTTAGACGGAACTAACACGGTAGCGTGGGCTTCTAAGTCCGGCTCTACTTATACTATGACTAGAGATGCTAATATGTCTAATCTCACTATAAATAGTGGGTCTATTCTCGTTACGGCAGGATACGCACTATACGGAACAGGTACTCTAAATAATAGCGGTACTATTCGTAACAACGGAACGGACGGAGGAGCAGGAGCGAACTCCTTTACTGGAGGAACGGCAGGAGTAGGAGGTCTAGGAGCTACTTTTGTAGCTGGAACTAACGGACAAGTAGGAGGAGCAGGAAACGGTACCGGAGCAGGTAATCCAGGCACGGCAGGAACTAACAAAACTTCTGTAGGCTCTAACGGAGTAGGAGGAGGAGCAGGGGGAGCAGGAGGCTCAGGCTCAGGAGGAGGAGGAGCAGGGGGAGGTAGTACTAATACGGCAGAAAATATGCAAGTCAACACGGCTCATACTTTTACGGCTGTTACCGTTACGGCAGGAAGTAATACGCTAACGAAGAGTACTAAAATTATAGCTACCACTTCGACTAACGGAGCAGTACTCTCTACTTCTGCAGGAGCTGGCTCAGGAGGAGGAGGAGGAGGTAACGCAGGGCAAGCAACAGGAGGAGGAGGAGGTAGTGGAGGTACCGGAGGCGTAGTAGGTATTTTCTTTGCAACTATCATAAACGGAGCGTCCGGAATTATCCAGTCTAACGGAGGTAACGGAGGTAAGGGAGGAGACGGACTAAACGGAGGAGGAGGTTTCGGTACCGGAGCAGGAGGAGGAGGAGGAGGAGGTAACGGAGGAACTATTATACTCTGCTATCGTTCGTATACTGCTAGTGGAACAGTACAGGCTTTAGGAGGTACGGCAGGAGCAGGAGGAACAGGCGGGCCAGGTGGCTCAGGTTCCGGAGCTAACGGTACGGCAGGTACGGCAGGAGTAGCAGGTAAGATATACTTAGTCGCTGTTTCTGATAACTACTAATCCTATGACTATAAACGAAATTATTACTACTCTCGAAAATGCGACTACTTCGCAAGATATAAACAGTGGTCTAACCGCTTTATTTGATACACTATTAAATAACGGCACTATAACAGATCAAGAAGTACTCTCTAAGTTAGCGAGACTACGAGCGAAAATAAATATAGAGTTGTTATCCTAAAAAATGAAAACTAAGGACGACCAATTATCACCGGAACAAATAAACGAAATCTGCTCTCTTTATAAACTCGGCGTCCCTAAACTTCATATCGCTCAAAAGTTCGGAAAACATCACTCTACTATTATCTACCATATCTCTAAGCGAGAACGTAGCGAGGGTAACTTTATTGTAAAGAGAGAGATACCTAAGCGTACGAACGTCGTTAGCGAGGTACATAGTCGACACTTTATCCTTACTCGTATTAAGACCTATAAAGACTACGAACAGGAAGAGCAAGACCGGATACTTAAGAAACGAGCGTCGTGTAAACATACCGAAATAGTTAAGACCTTTAAGTGTCGAGACTGCGGAGAACTCCATACCGAGAATGTGCATAGCGACACGTTCTGGGCGGAGTTCGTGCTATAATGTACCCATACTTATAAAGTAATAAAAATATATATAGATTTATGAACAACGAAAATGCAGTCCGATACGAAGTTATCGACAAGGTTACGGAGGTAGTTAGTCCGGTAGAACGCTACGAGACAGGAGACGACGGTCTTACAGTCCACCTAGCGGACGGAACTCCTATTCTCTTTACGAGAGTAGCGGAGGGAGGTAACGAACTAGACTTCGAAAACGAACTCTACGCTATCCGTATCGTAGGAACTCACGAAGAACTAGACGGTACCGGTACCGTAGAAGTTAAGGAAGAGGGTATCGTTACTACAGACGAAACTGTAGTAGATACTACTACCGAAGAGGTAGTACCTACCGTAACCGAATAGTCAGATCAGAAACTAACTAACGTCCTAAAGGGCGTTTTTTAGTTGTAAGATTTGGTTATCCCCACCGTCATAGGTATAGGGTAAGTTATAATATATAAAGCCGTAAGGTTAAAATTGTATATTCTGTTAGTTTCTTAACCTAGTCTTACTTACAATTTGGGACGAAGTTAAGGAACGAACAGAATAATCCTTGTTTACATTACTCACGGCTTTAATATCTAATTAAAGTATTTTTATGGCGACCCTAATAGTAGAAAAGAACGGAGAAAAAAAAGAGTATTCTATTACTCAGACACAAGCAGAAATGTTAAAAGAGTTTAAGGAGGATAGTAAGTTTAGCGACGACCACGAAATTAACGGAGTTAAGAAAAGAGAAATGGTATCTATCGTATTCGATAAGAAACCGGACGTACCTTTTTATTATGCAATACGACTTTCGTATAGTGATAACGGACAAGATGTATCCATACCTAAGGAAGATTTACCGGCGGTTATGTGGGGTTTCTTAAAAAAGACGCAGATAGTTTGCTCTCAAGGAATGTTTAAGGGAGACGCTATTATATCTATCCTACCGGACTATACTAAGATACTAGGCTTTAATAAAGGATACACTTTAGAGAGCGAAGACTTCCGACTTATTGCGAACGACAAAACTTGTAACCTAGCAAGAAACTACCTAGAGGGAGTTAAGACACTTACCGAGAAGAGTAGTACGTTCTCGGAGTTATCCGGTAAACTTAATACTCTTCTCCTTAACTAGATATGATTTACTCTACTATTATTTTTCAAGTGAAAAAGGATTTAGGTTTATCTCTTAAGGAATATATACTACTCGACGCCGTATACCACCTACAAGTTAAAACTGGTCTTAGTTACGCTAAGAACGATTACTACTGCGAGTTACTAGACGTAGGAGTTAGAGAGGTACAGAGAATAAAGAAAACTCTCGAAGAAAAAGGACTAGTAATCCTTGAAAAGAAAGGTATTAAGACTACGGATATATGGAATACTACCTATCTAGGACTAGAAAGCGACAAAAATGTCGCCTCTAATACGACAGAAATGTAGCCTAATAGCGACAAAAATGTCGCACATACATATAATAAAGAAATTGATAATGAAAACAATACAGGAGAGGCGGAGCCTCTCAAGGGTAACGCTACCCTTATCCCTTTAGTAATCAAAGAACTAGAGAGTATCGACCCTAAGAATAAACTCTTTTACGGTAATAAAACTCAAAGGGAGGCCTGTAATTTTCTTATCTCCGAGTACGGCCTAGAACTCGTACTCCAAGTCATTAAGGCTATACCTGTCCTAAAGGCCAAAATACCCTATATGCCGAGCGTAACTACTCCGGTCGAGTTAAGAGACAAGTGGGTGAAGATTAAGGACGCTATAGGCCGAGAAAAGGCTAAGGAGCCGGAGGTAGTCTTCTCTCCCTCCTCCTCGTAGTATGGAAACTCTTAAAGCTGTCGACGCTCCGCACTTAGTTACGCTCTACGGAGCCTCGCCTATGTACTGGCGTGTCGTTCTTAATACAGATCCGAGTAAGGAGGCTCTCCGGATACCGTTTTATTACTTACCTAAGGTAAAGAAGTTCGTACTTGTATTCGACGTCTACGCTTACGACCCTCTAGGTAATATCGAGGCTAAACTAATCTCCGCCGATACGTCGGAAGACTTACAGGCTCGATACTTACAAATTATTAAAGCCGGACGCTCTAAGTTTATACAAGAAAATGCAACCTTTAGAATATCGTAATCTACTTCTTAATAAGTGTCCTAAGTGCCGTAAGACGCTCTGGTTTAATAAGAGCGAGGAAATGATAATGTGTACTCTACGCTGTGGCTTTATGATACATAAGGTAAAAATGGAGGCTATCTGTGTAGATATTATCTCTAAGCGTATCGGTAAGTATTATACTGGGGATAACTCCCTGTCGTAAAGTTTCTATAAGTATGGTAATATATGAGTATAAGGATATAACCAACCTTATCTAAAATTATGGAAAAAAATCTACAACTAGAGACCGAAGAGTTTAACTACCTCGTACGTCTTCTTAAAAACAAGCATAACGAGTTAGAGATGTTCTGCGAACTTAACGCTAGACCTAACGAGGACGACCTCGCTCAGGCTAACGCTAAGATGAGTATTATACGAGGTATCTTTAAGAAACTTTTACCGGAACTACCGGAGGTAAAGTTAGACGATACGAAATAGTATGAAACCTTTTAACACAGTCTACTACGACGGAGAGTACGAGGTAGTCGAAGACTATCTTAACGGACTTAAAAAAGTTCTCCGTATCCGTGAGTGGGTTACTATGGACGACGTCTATATCGACGAAAGAGGAGACCTATACTACGTCGAACTTTACGATACCGAATACTCTAGGGAAGAGGGACACGGTTTCCACGACGTCCTACAGAGTTCCGAGCCGAAAGAGTATATCCTTTTCTTAACGGTAGCGGAGTTAGAAAGTCTACTCGCTAACCGAGAAGAGAAAGACGAAGAGCCTAGCCGTTTCGTCTGGTTACTCGTTCTACTAGGTCTCGTTTTATTAACGTGGGCTTTTATGTGGATAGCCGTACCCTAAGTATGATAACTCCTATTATTCTAAAAAAACCTGTCGTCTGGAAGACCTGTCCGGATAGAGACCACTGGCTTAATCGTATTATAGGGTGGAAGTGTACCTGCGATATACGAGGTATCGACTATACGGAAATAGAAGAAGACTATGAAGAAAATTAAAGTAACTCAGACACAAGCGATATTCTATAAACTTTACGAGGCTCGTAAGGTAGATAGAGAAAAGTATATCCCTATATTCGAACTTATCGGAGAGGTCTACGTTAAGCCGGTAGGAGTATGGGGTTTCGTATCGTACGAAGTTTCGGCTCGTATGTCGGAACTCTACGCTAAAAATCCTAAACTCTTCGAACGAGTTAGGATAACCGGTAAGTCCGGAGCCAAGTACTTCGCTTACCGTTTAAGCCTTAACGTAACTCCGGCGGATATAGTAGACTTAGACCTTAAGGAGTTCTACGATAAGGTTAAAAATTATTACATACAAAGTGCGTTTATATCTAACTAAAAATCTATGGCTAAAGTCCCTAAAGCAATATCTAATAACCGTATTCTAAAAGAGTATAAGAACGAGATAGACGGTATCTCTCTTAACTTTAATCTATACGTCGATACGACTACCGACCTTATAAAGTTCCTAGAACTTCTTAAGAGAGCGACGGTGGAAGTAGAGGCGGATATTAAGAAGATACAGGCGGAACGAAAGAAGTAGTATGCCGATAGACGAAAAACACGCTCGACTAATGTTAGAGGAGCCGGACTGTCCGTTTACTCTCGAACAGTTAGAGGCGTGTAAACTCGATAACTCTAAGCCTCTCTTCGAGTGGAGCGGTATAGAAATGTACTTAGTCATAAACGTAAAATCTAAAAATGAGAAACACTAATTTTAACGCTCTCGCTAGACCTACGGCGTTCGAGGTAGCGAGAACTCTAGCGAATAGAGACGACGCTCTTAAGCCTTACTCTCCTCCGGTCGTTCCTGATCTGAAATATCCTACGAGTAAAGACTGGTCTCCTACTTCGGTCGTAGCGTTTATACGCTCGTTCGCTCCGTAATATAAAAACTCCCTTACTTTCGTAGGGGAGTTTTTATCTCTGGTAAGAGAGCCACTCTTATAAGGTGGCTTTTTCTATTTTACCAGTTTAGGGGGTCGTTGTCTTCCGCCTCTATCTTTACAAGCCATAGTTTTATGTTCTTGTAAAACCTCCTAAAAGCAAGTTGTTGCTTGTAGAACATATCTTTATGGTAGCACAAAAAAAGGTACTCGCTGTTAACGAGTACCTAGTTAGATAGATACTTTATAGCGACTTTCAATAAATCTATGTTATCTCCTAGTAGTCCTATACCTCTATTACACTTACTACATAAAAGTCCTCTTATTTTTCCGGTATTGTGATTATGGTCTACACATAAAACTTTTCTACTTTCTTTAGTTTTACATATTTTACAAACTCCTCCTTGCTTGTCTAATAGATTATCGTATTCGTTAAGAGATATATTAAACCTCATTTTTAGTTGTGCTTTTCTTCTGGATAGGTAAGCGACGCTAGGGTTATTTTTTCTATAAACAGCATTTTTTTCTCGTAAAAGTTCTCTGTTTTTTTCTTTATACTTTTTATCACTATTCCTAAACTTAATTTTATTTTTTAAGTAATAGTTCTTATCGTATTCTTTTTTCTTCTCTTTATCTACTATAGGCATAACGCTAGTATAACATAAAAAAGAGAGAGGCGTTAGACCTCTCTCCGAGTTGGTGGGTATTCAGCCACACCGTCTGTAAGCGTTAGTCCACTAGGATAAGTCCATTATGAGGACACCTTTATGTGGGTTGCTAGATTTAGACCACCTCACTTTCTAAGTTAGTCCTCTTTTAGTATAGCAAGACAAAGGCTCCTATTTTGTGGATAGGAGCCGTTGCCAAGAATTATTTTTGAGATTGTTCTTCTGATATTTGGATAGGTTGTAAAGGTACTGTCTACTCTTAGTATACGGTACGATAATAAAAAATAGGTGGGGATAACTCTATATATATCTCCGTAGGTATGGTATAATCTAGGTATAAGGATATAACCAACCTTATCTAAAATATGGAAAAGAAACAAGATACAAGTTTGATACAAGCAAAGGCGAAGAGTATTAAGGACGCACAGGATAGAAAGGATTTATCTATCGCTTACTTTAACTCTACGAATAGTGCTATAAATATGGTAGCGAATATCGTCGACCTTAGAACGGCTAAGACCGAAGACGTAAAGGATACGTTAGTATTCTGGAGAGACTGGTTTCTTAACGAGCATAAGGAATACCGCCTTAGAGAACTCGAAACTATGAGAGCGAATATACCGGTAGCCGACGCTTTCGTTAAACTTCGTAACGCTAAGACCGTAGAGGAACTTAAAAAGGTCTGGGTTAAGTTAACACAAGACGAACGTAATACCGATACTATTATTAACGAGGCTAAGCGTCTAAGCGTAGAACTTAAGACTATAAAATAGTATGAAAATATACGAAACTTTTGACCAACAGACACCGGACTGGGACTATATCCGTAAGGGTAAGATAACCGGTACCGGAGCGAAGAAACTTAACGGAACTCCTAAGGCTAAGGACGAATACTTCTACGAGATACTAGGAGAAAGACTTACCGACGGAGTAGCGGAGGGATACGAAAATCCTATGGATAGAGGTAATCGACTAGAGCCGGAGGCTAGGGCTATGTTCGAAATAACCTACGGAGTTAACGTAGACCAAGTCGCCTTTTGTGAAAGCGACGATAACGAGTTTATCGGTTTTAGTACCGACGGCTTTATCGCAGATCAGAACCGAGACTATACTAAGGCCGTAGAAATTAAGTGTCCGGAGAGTAAGAACTACTGTAAGATATGGCTTAAGAACGCCGTACCGGAAGAGTACGAAGACCAAGTCGCTCAAGCGTTTATCGTTAACGAGAAACTAGAACTCTTATACTTCGTAGCCTATAATCCGGAAATCACTATCCACCCTATGCACGTTATCGAAGTTACGAGAGAGAGTATTCTCGGTAATATCGAAAGTCTAAAGGCTAAGGAGTTATCGTTCGTCGAAGAAGTAAACGACGCTATCGAGAAACTTATAGCCGACCTAGACGAAGAAGTTAACTTCTAATAAGAGGCTCGTAATGGTAAGTCCTCAATAATAACCTTATACCCTATAAAAAATATATGAACAATGAACAAGACCTCGCCTCAATGTCAGGCGAAACAACTTATCAGAGCGTACGACTTCCGGTACTCGACGAAATCGGTATCAATGGTAACGACGGAAAGTTTTACGTTAAGCGTAAGACCCTACCTAAAGAAAAGGTAGTCGACGAGTTCGGAGAAACTAAGGAGACGTATCCTAAGGAGGCTCTCGGAAAGACGGTAGAGTTAGTATGGTTAAAACTTCGCCGTCAACTTATCGAGAAGACTAACGAGGGAGTAGTACGACAGACTAACGAGCATAATACAAAGACGGACGTAGTAAGTATCTACCACTACAACGGACAGGCTACGGAACACGGTATACTAGCGTCCGAGATAAACGGAGACGACGGACTATATCCTAAAATGAAAGTACATCAGTTAGTCTACGCTATGGATATAGCGACCGGACATCTCTATAAACTTGTTATTAAAGGAGGCTCTCTCTCTATGCAGGAAAGACCTAAGGAGGCTACTTTGTTCTATGGTTATATATCTAGTATGGGTAAAGACGAGCATTTTTATACAATGACTAACGTAATGACTTCTACTATCTATAAGACTTCTCTAGGAGCGAAGTACTACGCCGATTTTACGAAAGGGCGAGTACTTACCGAAGAAGAGAAAGCGACGGTAAAAGAAAATATGACTAGACTACACGCTATTATAACGGAGTACGATAAGTCTAAAGTTACCGTTAAAGCCGACCCTATAAACGCTACTTCTACCGCTCCTCTAGTCGAGGGTAAGGGTATGGAGTTACCGGATATAGACTACGGAGATACAGGAGTAGACGTAGACGATATTCCTTTTTAACAACTTAGAGGCCTCGTGCCTCTAGTTCGTACCACAACCTACTGGCTACTCCCATAGCCTTAGGGACGCTAGTACGGTTATATCCTAGCCGTCGGTGGTACGAATTGGAGGCGAGAGGTATTATACTTAATCTTATGCAAGTACAACCGATATATAAACTAATACTTAAAACACAGGACGGAACTTTCGAGACTAAGAAAGTTTTTAGTCTTGAAATGAACGATACGCTACCTAACCGTATCCTTATTAAAGCGAGTTTCCTAGCGATAGAGGGAGATATAAACGTTAAGGAAATGGTAACTCCGGACGACGTAAACGTCTTCCTATATCAGGGGACTAACGCTTTCGATAAGACTGGTAGACGTATCTTTCACGGAGATATACTTAAGAACGAGGCCGGAGAACTCTTCGAGGTTTACCACTCCGGAGGCTCGTACTTTATCGTAGAGTGGGATAATCCGGTTATGCTCCTAGACGAGAATACTCGACATCTAGAGATAGTAGGTAACGTAGTCGAGAACGCAGATTTATTAAAGATAGACTTAAGTGTCCTAGAGGGCAAATAATTTATATGTCAGAAACAAACGAAGAAGTAAAAATCGCAGATCAAGTAGAAGTAGAACTACCTACACAAGTAGGAAAGACGTACGAGACTTCGGCTATCGAATGGCTAGACGGTCTCTACGAACAGTTAAAGGACGTACCGGAGAGTAACCATCTCTTTACGGAAGTAGATACCGGTACGGAGATAAAGATAGTACCGCTCGAAATAGTACGAGAGGGAGTTATCCGTTACGCTCACTACCTAGATAGTTTCGCTACGCTAGACGTACAACTAGAACTACTCGCTCTTAGACAGGCTCGTAAAATAGATAGAGAGTTTATGACTGAAATGATAGACGAGTTAGGACTAGAGAAAGCGAAAGAAATCGCTCGTAGAGTTAACGAGAGACATCTTAAGACTACCTTAACCGAAGAAGAAGAAACTACTCCGGATAATGAAACTCAATAACCCTTTTTCTAATGACACACGAAACCACTACCTCTATAATAACTTTACCTGTTGGGAGTGTGGCGGAAACGGTAGCGGTAGTGGTGGCGGTCTTGAGTTACACCATATTTATGGTCGTATCTCAGCCTCGCCACTTAACTCAGCTCCGTTATGTCATTCGTGCCATTCGAAAGTCGGACATACTTACGAGGAACACCAACGGTATCTACAGAAGACACTCCGTTTCTTTCTTAGCGAGGGTTATCAACTTAACGAGGAAGATAATATCTTTCTCGAAACTGTGAAGAAAGACCTACTGGGTATAGTGATTTAGTGCTATACTTATTATAGGTATGGCTATAAAAGAAAGTGAAATACAAAATACTATTTGCGAATACCTAGCTATACGAGAGCGTCAGAAGATGTTAGTTTTCTGGAGACAGAATACTATCGGAACGTACGACGCTAAAAATAAAAGTTTTAGAACTCCGTCTCGTTTTTCGAAGAGCGGTATACCGGATATAATCGTAATTAAAGCCGGTAAGTTTATAGGGTTAGAGGTAAAATCAGCTATCGGAAAGCAGAGCGATAATCAGAAGATAATCCAATTATTGCTAGAGGCTAACGGTGGCTTTTACTATGTTGTCCGTTCGCTCGACGACGTTAAAAAAATAGGACTATAATTTATTATGAAAGAAATACTACATACAACACTACGAAAAACTACGCTTAAACTTAATCCGGAACAGGAGGAGTTTATTTTAACGTGTCTTAAGAAGTCCGGTACCGTTCGTATCCTCAAGTTAGGAACGTTTAGAGTTAAGCGGTTTCCGGCTCGAAAGGTTAACGACCACTTTAACGGTAAGACCGTAAAGATTAAGGCTCGTAACCGTGTAGTCTTTTCTCCTTTTAGTAGTCTAGGAGGCGTCGTAAAATAGTATGACTAAAGAAGACCTAACTATCGTCTACGTCGATATAAACGACTTAAAGGACGCCGAATATAATCCTCGTAAGGCCACCGAAAAGGAGTTCGAAGACCTTAAGGCCAATATGCAAAAGTTCGGTTTCGTCGACCCTATCTTAGTTAACTCCTACGAGCCTCGCTTTAATGTAATTATAGGCGGACACTTTCGTACGAGAGTAGCGAAAGCGTTAAAGTATAAGACGGTACCGGTAGTCTATATCTCGATAGATAATATCGAAGTAGAGAAAGAGTTAAACGTTCGTCTTAATAAAAATACCGGTAGTTTCGACTTCGATATTCTCGGTAACTTATTCGACGTAGCGGATCTGAAATCGTGGGGCTTTACCGACCTCGACTTAGGTTTCGATATAGGAAAGGAGGACGGACTAACCGGTAAGACCGGTATCTCTCTTACGGAGAGGTTTATCGTTCCTCCTTTTTCTATTCTCGATACTAAACAGGGATACTGGCAAGACCGAAAGAGAGCGTGGCTAGAGAAGATAGGAGATATAGAGGAGAGTAGAGAGGATACCCTTTTTAAGGGGTCTAATACGGAAGTAGGTAAAGTAATCCACGCCTCCGGTACTACGAGCCACTTCGACCCTGTTTTCGCCGAAATAATGTACCTTTGGTTTTGTGTTAAGGGAGGTAAAATCCTAGACCCTTTCGGAGGAGAGCAGACTAAAGGAGTAGTAGCCGGAGAACTTAAGTACCGTTATCACGGCGTCGAGATACGACAGGAACAGGTAGACGTCAATAACGAGGCCTGTAAAAACTACGACGACGTAAAATACGTCTGCGGAGATAGTAACGATATAGGTAAACTTATCGAGGGTAACGACTTCGATATGGTCTTTACCTCGCCTCCGTACTACGACCTAGAAGTTTATAGTAAGGAGGATATGTCCGCTCTCGGTAGTTACGAGGAGTTTATGTTTATGTACGAGAATATCTTTAGAGAGTGCGTCGCTAAACTTAAGGACGATAGTTTCCTAGTAGTAAAGATAGGAGAGGTACGAAATAAGAAGAGCGGAGAGTATCGTAATTTTGTCGGAGATAATATATCTCTCTTCCTAGACTTGGGACTTACTTACTTTAACGAAATTATAATAGCGAACTCTATAAACTCGCTACCTCTTCGAGCCGGTAGACAGTTTAACTCCGGCCGTAAGATAGCTAAGGCTCACCAGAACGTACTCGTATTCTATAAGGGTAAGCTCTCTAACATTAAAGCGAAGTTCGGAGACGTAATACCGGACGACATAATGTCCGACGAAGACGAAGACGGTATCCTAGACGAAGAATAATATGGATATAAATATACTAGAGAAACAGATCCGGTCGCAAGTAATAAAGCAGTATCTTATAGATAGCGGAATAAAAGGAGCCGTCTGTTTTTCGTGCGGTAACTCTACGAAGTTCCTACGAGAGGCCGGAGTAGACGTAATCGGTATAGGAGAGAAAGAGGAGCTAGTACCTACGGTATGGTTTCCGGAGGAGAAAGTTAAGAGATACTTTCCGGATAGGTTTAACGCTACGAGTGGTAACTTACCTATCCTAGTTATGTACGAAATAGCTCGACGCCTACGAATAGTACTAGGCGAGAAGTGGAAACCGGTACCGGTAAAGATAGGGAGCGGAGAAACGGCTCTCGCTCTTATACTCGCCTATCCGGAGAAGTTAGAGAGGTTTAAGTTCTATAGAGACGGTACTCCGGCTACGGCCTATAACGAAAATGCTCCTTTGAACGCTGTTTTAAGGCTTTTGTTATCCCCAGATTTGTTCCCTAAAAAGAAGTAGATAGCTGTACTTTTCTCTATAGGTATAGTAAGATATGTATATAAGGATATAACCACCTTATAACAAAATATGACTAAAGCAACACTAAAACTTAAGGATACGGCAGACAAGGCAAAGGCCGACTATAACTACGGACGTATCACTAGAGAAAAGGCTAAAGACCTTATCGCTCCGTATATCGAACACGTTAACAAGGAGGGTATGAAGATAGCTAAAGAGTACGGCGTAAAGCACCGTCCGGTATCAGTAGTAGGCTATTTAAGATAATCCTATGTCTCTACTCGATAAACTCGGCCTCGCCGACAAGAAAAAGAAACCGGTAGACCTCTCTTTACTAAATAGAGAGGAGCGTCGAAAGTATAAGAGGGCTTTCGGAATTAAGATAAAGGGTAGCGTCGCTCCTATCGTAATACTTAAGAAGTAATCTATATGACTTTAGAAGAACTCGAAAAAGAAAACGACGAGCTTAAGGGACAAGTTAAAGACTACGAGGATATAGTCAAAGATAAGGAAGAAGAAATTGAGGAATTAAAATCTACCATAGACGGAGTAAAAGAACTACTCTATCAGATAGATAGAATATTTTAACCTATTATGAAAAAGAAACTCCTAAAAGAAATCTATAGTGCGTGGACGGTACGAGGGAGTAATCCGGAGTACCACGAGGCACAAAAAGAACATATACGAACGTACTGGCCGACCCTATACGACGCTATTATGAACTTGCTCTCCGCTTACGCTATCGAAGAAGATAAGGGAGGCGATAAATGGATTATCTGGAGTATGGAACATAAGGGATACTGGGAGGCCGGACGTAGAGGGTATACGCCTTATAAGTCTCTAGCCGGTATCTATACTTACGAAGAGGCTCTCGAAATCGTAGAGGACGCTAATAAGTACCTCGACGGAAACCCTAACGAGGCTATGATTAAACTTAACGACTAATTTATATATATGAGAAAAATTAAATGTCCTAAATGTAAAGACGGCAGAATTATACAGAGTATCTTCGGAAGTTGTTGCTCTAACGAAAAATGCGACTACGAGCCTAAGCGTATGAGTAAAGTACAGAGAGACTTCGAGAAACTTAAGGTAACTCCTAAGGAGTACTTACTCGAAAAACAGGGAGAGGCTCCTAAGGAAATGATACGCTTTAAGAAAGGTATTAAGACTATCCATATACCACTAGGCTTACTCCTAGAACTTCCGGACGGCACTTATAACGTTAACCCTAGAAAGGATATACTCGCCTTTACTAAAAGGTACTCATTCCCTAGACGTGCGAAACTATCCTACCACGTCGACTTTAATAACTCCGGTACTAGAGAAATACGACTATGCAAGTAGATACAGGAAAATATATAAACTGGCATAAGGTAGTATTCGAGTATCATAATCCTACTTGGCACGGATATAAAAAGGCTCGTCCTCTATATTTTATCCTCTATCCTCTATACGCTATCCTTAGTAAAATTAACTCTCTTTTTAACTATAATCTCCTTAACGGTAACGACGACTTCTTTAGAGCGGTAGGTTTCGTAGAGACTATGAGAACTCTAAGGAGACAGTATCCGGATAGTTACTACGAGCCTATATATACCGGAACGTATAAGAGCGAGGAACAGATCAAGAAAGAAGTAGAGGCTATCTTAAAACGCTAGTATGAGTAGAGAAACTCAACGCCAAGCATTAAAGGAAAGGAAGAGGAAGTCTCTTAACCTTAACGCCTGTAAACTACTAGACCTAGCGGAAGAGAAAGGCTATAGAGTAGAACATCTTACGCCTTATCAGTTTAGAGTTAACGGAAAGGTAGATATATACCCTACGTCTCTAAAGTACTTTAATATCTATACTAAGGTCTGGGGTACTTTAGGTAAAGACTTCGAGGAAGAACTTATCCGACTTATAGAGAAATAATCCTTACGCTCTTTACTTTTCGTGATATACTGGTACTAATATGCGACCACCTACTAACACCGAAATACTCGAAATCAAGCCGAAGAAAGAAAAAGAGTACGAAATGTATTGTCTCTGGAAGACTATACCGGCTCTTTTACGAAATCCTCCTGTAGATAGGGCAACTAAAATGAAACCGACGGCGAGAGACTTCGCTATAAGTATGGGTATCGAGGACGAGGCTATGTTAGACCTTATAGATATTCGTACTCAGGGAGAGTTCGGAGAAAGGTTTAACGTCGATATAAATACTCTTACCGACTGGAATAAAACTCTAGGAGCGATAAACGGACTTAACGAAGTTCGAGCGTGGGCTACTAACCTTACGAAGAACGTCGTACTATCTTTATATAATAATGCTATCCGTAAAGGTCTCGCTCCGGAGGTTAAACTATGGCTACAG